TCTTTCATTTGCTGGTAATCAGTACCAGTTTTAGCGGCGATTTCTCGAAGTTCATCAATATCGAAACCACCTTGTTCGATAGCACTACTTAAAGTACGCCCTTGACCTCGCTGGTAGTAGTCCATGAATTGTTGTTGCTGTTCTGGGTCAGTTACTCCAACATCAGCCAAAAGTTGTGGGGTAATGTCGTAACCACGTTCAACGATATCTTGAATAGCCCCAAATTGTTGGGCAATTCTTTCACGCTCAGAACCAACTCTACCTTCTAGTCCAGTGCGGAATTCTCCCAAAGCCCCACCAACGTCAATAACTTGACCTGTTTGCGGGTCGATTACTGGTTGTCCAGCTTCACCGAATAGTCCAGTCGCAATTCCAGCGGCTAATTGTTGGGCTTGAGTATTCACTAATCCTTGTTCAGTATCTCGTTGAGCTTGTAGTTGTACTAATTGCTGCTGAACTGGGTCAGCCATGGTAGTTGCCATTTCTCTAAGTGCTTGAGATTCTTCTGGAGCTGCTTGAAGAATAAGCTGGTCAAGTCGTTGTTGTCCAGTTGTATAGCCCGGTCTTCCGAATTGTTCTCGAAGTAGCTGAAAACGTCCAGCTTCAGTTTGAGCTAATCCAGCCCGCTTTTGTAGAGCTTCAATATCTTGGGCGAGCTTTTGTTCATTTTGAATTGCTAAGTCAGCTCTTTCGCCAGCTTTGTAGCGTTGAAATTCAGCCATTCTGTCTTGTGCAGTTTGACCATACTGAGAAAAGTCTGGTCTAGCTGGAATTTCGGGCTGTGGTTGTTGTAACGCTTGAATATTGTCAGTACCAGTTAATGTACCAGAAACAGGAACTTGTTCAGCTTGAACTGCTGGAGCTGGTGAAATATCTTGCGTAAAAGCTTGCGATCTTCCAGCTTCGAAAAGTCCAGCCCCACCTTCTTGACTTGCTTTGATAAGTTCTTCACCTTTGGTTAGGCGAACTTTTTCGGCTGCTGATTGTTCTTGAAGTCCAGTTTGAGCTTGAGAAATACCAGATTCAACTCCAGAGCGAATATCTTCCATACCAGATTGGATTTTCTGAGCCATACCAGCGCCACGATTCGCTTCGACATACTTTTTCAAGTTTGATAGCCGTGAACCTTGAGTAGTACCACGTTGGTCAGCAGAAGGTCCAGAAGTTTGCGCTCCACCAGCAGTTACCCCTTGAGAAAGGTCAGCGGTTTGTTCGCCCCCAAGTTTCGGCTGATCTAAGCCTTGCTGAGTTTCTTCTTCTGTAGTTTCAGTATCTTGTATAATCGCCATATGTTCTCCGTATTAATTCTTACCCTATTACTTGATAAATTCAAATCTCTGATTTGAATATGTTCAACTCCCGTTGAACTAAATCAAGCTAAATTCAGCCGCCAATTAGCAGAAAAATCAGTTTGTAGTCAGTATCAGCCGCTAAACCAGTAACATTAGTCAACTCAATTACCCCAGAATTCTCAATAAACGTCGCAAATGGTTGATTTGTTGGAGTAGCTTGCGAAACTCGAATACAAATCATGCCCAAAGTTCGACCAACAATTCCCGACTTGAAACGAACTGCTCGATTGAGATTGCCAGAGCCGTCAACATTCACATCTACTGTAGCGAATGACATATTAAGATTATCGTCAACATTTAAGTTACCCATAATCGCAATGTATACTTCATTCATAAAGCTATTAGTAGAAATACCAACTGTTTCAATAGCTTCCCGTGAATCTTTGGAAGCTGATGATGAGTCAATTCTTTTTGGTCGCGATATTTTCATCTATGTTTTCTCCATATTTAACGATAAAAACATTTTACATTTATCGTTACATGTATGATTTTATTCAATTTTAGCCCAAAAAATACACTAACTTCTAGTAAATCGTTGCGCTAATTTCTTGTTCACTATGTTCACAGTAAACTGAATGTTCACTTTTTAGTGAACATTTCTAATTTCGATATGCTTTTTCAGTAGTCGGTCCAGTATAAGTTACTGAGTATCCAGTTACAGCGAACGATTCTCTAGCCGCTAAATGTGTAAACTTAACAGTTACAAAGCGACTTTTTTGCTTATTTCTTGGTATATATGTTCTAAATGGTCGCTGATTTGCTTGACCGCCGAAAGTATCTTCACCGTAAATACCTTCACCAAAAGCTCCGTTTCCTTCAGCGCGGAAATCTGTTCCCTCGTAATTGTCGGACAAATCTGAGCGAAATGAGACATTCCCGACTGTAAAGTTAAACTGGTCGAATTCGACAGTAGCTTCACGGAATTGCTTTTTGAGCGATGGATCGCCGAGATGTTCTGGTGCCCACTCAACTTCACATTTAATAGCTTTGTAAATTACATTGTCACCTTGGAGAAATGGTATTTCATCGACTAAAGTGACAACGTTGGTTGAAGTGCTGATAGTTAATATAATTGATTCATAGTCAACTGATGTAGTATAAGTTGAGTAATTTGCGTAAAATACTTGAGTTGAAGCGTTCAATTCACCGACTAAAGTATTGAACTCATCACGCAATGTTGTATTGACGTTTGACCCAGAAGGTGCTGCATAAGTACGAGAAGTATCTTCAGCGTCGATTTTTGCAACAACAGCGGCGAGCGCATTATTCAATGCAGAACCCGCTGAAATCGCAAGTGTTGAGTTATAATCAGTACTTGGTAGTCCAATGTCATTGTCAAGCTTAGTTAGTAGGCGGTTGAATCTAGCAACTGTGATATACTGTTCTTGGTATACTACATCACCAATAGCTACGTTATTTAGCGTCGTAAGTTGTGCTGAATTCCCAGAAATATTAGCATTTGGGAAAGCATTTGTATATTGACGGTCGGCGAAATCTGTTCGCTCGAAATCTTTGCGTTCTTGTTCGACTTGGTTTGTGTCGTCTGGACCGAAGTAAATTCGCTCACTTGCTCCATTCGATTCTTTAAGTATGATGCCGCATCTTTTTGCGATATCCCAGCGTACCCAAGTATTAGTGAATACATTGAATCTGTAACATTGAGTAGCTACTGTATCGCCGCTCAAAGTTGGCGTGAAAAGCAGATATGCTCGGTCAGATTCGTAAGCTAGTCCGAAAGTTGCTGTCGAAAAGCTGCTGAAATTTGACGGCTCAAGAATTCTCTTCTCGATGTCGCGAGATTTGATTACTGGAGTTCCAGTCTCAGAAATTGATACAACACCCTGAGTAGATACCATGTAAATAGTATTGTTTAGAATAGCCAGCGAATCTGGGGCTGTAATAATAGTCGATTGGTCAACTGGTTCCAAAGTAAAGTTGCTGATATCAGTACCAGAAATTCTGAAAATACCATCAGTCTTGAAAATGAATAGCGAGTCTCGAAGGGCTGCAATTCGCTTGATTGGTGAATCTTTTGACCCAACTGGGAAAAAGTTCACCGCTGGTACAGCTTCAGGCTCGTTCGCTTTTGAGAAGTATACATAGTGCGGATTTTCTTGGTTAGTCGAAAGCTCAGTATTTCCAGTCGGCATTTGCGGATTAAATGCAGTACCATCTACTCCAGCCCCAACTTTTGTGTAAAATTCAACATCTTCAAGTTCGCGAGCTTCGAGAAGGATTAGCCCCGGAACATCGTTTACGCCAGAAATATATTGTGCGTCTACAGGTCCAGAATTGCGGTTTATAACCTTTACGAGAGAACGGGCTGTGTCGTCTATGTTTTGGGATACAGAGCCTCCTGTGGCTAAAAGAACCTCCTTAGAAGCGACGTTTTCAGTAGCCTTGAAAGTATACGTAATATCACCACTTGCATCGCCAATAATGAAAGTATCATCGTTAGCTAGTAGAGCCGTCGAAATGATGGCGATTTGTTTTTGGTGGCGAGTTTTAGTATTTGCGTAGAATATTGAGTTGCGGTAACTAGCTACATCTTTAGCTACTGGTGGTCTAGTATTAGCATTACTAATACCTTCTTCTGTAGAGTTAGTATAAAGAATAGCTGATGCTGCTCGGTAATCTTCTGGAGTAATATCAGTAGTTGATACATATCCAGCGGTGAAATCTGAGCTAGTTGGGAAATCTTCAATTACAAGCTGTCCGTCGTCAAAAGGAACGGCTGAACCCGGAGATGCTGAGTCGTCAGTAATTGATGATCTATAAATTTGATAGAAGTACTTAGTATCATCTATAATTTCTTCTGGAATAGTAAACTCAAGGTCAACTACTCCAGTTGATACAGCCGACAAGTTTCGCACAATAATAGTTTGAGAAGGCGCACCAAGTACGACGTTATCATTAACATCCTTGTAGCCCCAAAGTATGCGATATAATACTACTGATTCAGTTGACATAAAGCCCGCTGTTCCAGTATCAACTGTCCCTTCACCGTCTAAACCAGCCGGTACACCAGCGTCTAAAATATAGCCCGCTGAATCTGAGAAATCTGAAGAAGTCATAGCTGAAATCTTCTTGATTCCATTAGAAGTTGTGAAGTAGAAGTTACCGTTTGATTGAATCGACTTAATACGTAGCCCAGTTTCGAGGGCTTCATATACACCAGCAAAGTCGGTAAAAGTACCAGTACCGTCATCATAAGCTAACTTATCCTCATACGATAGGAGAAGCGTATTCTTGTAAGATAGCAGATTATCAGCGCGATTTCCATCAGTCCCGAATTCTTCACCATATAGCCCAAAACCTCGGCGAGATTCAACGATGTTGTCGCGGTCAATTACCACGTTATCTGCGAGGATTTGCGAACCTTCTGGTAGAAGTAGTTCGTTTTTGAATGTTTTCAGCCCACTGGCTTTATTTACAACTTTTTGCGGCATTTCAACCTCTATTTTGTTTATATTTCATACCACAAGTTCCTTTGCGGCATAATTACTTCCGTTTAGTTTTATCGATTACGTGATCTTCGTGAACGACTTCTAAGTAGTCCGTTTCTGCGACAACTTGCTTTTACTGGAGAACCACTGTCTCTATTGTCGATTAAATATTGAGCGTCGTTCTTTTTGCGGTCAAGTCTAGCTTGTGCAACTCTAGCATCGTCGCCGTTAGCTTCGAGAATTCTGACAGCTACCATTTGAGCTAGTACTGAGTGCATAGCCGTTGGTGCGTAGATTAAGTCAGTTTCTTGAGCAAGGCAAATTCTGTCACCAACTTCAAGTTGTTCTGGTATATCTAGCGGGTCAACTTGGAAGAATTTGGCGGTTGAATTTAGCGCAACAAGATCAACATCGTAGTTTAGAATATTATTTGGTTGCTTAGTCTTGATGAAGTCGATTTTTGACGCTGTTGTGAAATTGTCGGGTATATTAGCTGATACTGTAATAGTACCAGAACTTCTGTCAATTCCAGTAATCACAGAAACTCGGCTTGATTCAACCAAAGTATTCGGCTGCATATTGTAGCGAAATACTAAATAGTCGGCTGAAACATTAGTATTGACTGCATCAATTACGACGTTTTCTTTTTCGAAGTAGAATCTATAGCCGTTGGAAAATCCATTTCCGTCGTTTAGTTGGTCAAATTTGACGCGGTTAAACTCAATAGGTCTTTCACTATTGTCACCAGTATAGAAGCCAAACCACTCGATTTTGTTGCCAATTGCCCGGTAAGGAATCGGGTATTTCTTACGAGTTTTGTCGGTTACTTCGATATCTTCACGAATACTGTAGTAATCTTCGTGTTTTCCAACAATCAGAGCCAGCAAATTGTCCATAAATTCTTCGTTGGCGAAATTCAGTATTTCAGCGTCAGAAACTTGCGACTGATTATCGGGAATATTAGCAATACGCTTAACAGTATCGATTAAGCGTTGCGTATCAAATATATTGGACATTATTCTTCTCCAATACCCTCAAGATCAGCTAGTTCAGCTCTTAAGCGGGCAATTCTGTCTTCTTTGCTTTCTTCTGGCTCAACCATTTCTTGGTCGTAGCCTTCTTCGTCGCACATTTCACACTCAGCTTCTTCAGCATCAGCTTTTTTGGCAACTACTTCTTTAGCTTTTTCAAGTCCAGCTTCAAGTCCTTCTTTGCTGTCAGAAGCTATTGTTACTTTTTTGAGTGAGTTTTCCATACCTTCGCCCGCCATATTGTCGAGTTCGCTGATAAGGTCAAGTTTTGCGCGTTGTTCGTCGTCTGAAAGGAATTTTCCTTCTTTTGCTTTTTTCTTAAGTAGGTCTGCGAAATTCATTTTTTGTCTCCTATGTTTTGTTTAGCCAAAAATCGAGGCTATATAATTGTTGTATTCTAAGTATCAGTAGCTATTGTTTTAACAGTACCGTCAGAAAACTTGATTTTCAAGTCACCATCGGCTGAATCAATGTATAGTTGAGCAAATGATTCTGTATCCGGAGCAGTAACACCATCAACTATTTGAACAACTTGGTTAGTAATAGTAGTCACAGCGTAAGCATTCGGATTCTTGTAGTCTGCACCTTGGCTCGAAATTTTGATATTGAAAGCTGTCGGGCTTCCATAAGTCGCCGTAATAGTAGTATTCGATACTGTGTAAGAAGTCGGTTCAGGGAAAATATCGACTGCTGGAGCTACTGTGAATTGCCCGGAATTCAGGGTTAATGTAGCAGTATTGCCGCCCCAAGAAAGCGAGGAAATTGCTGACGCACCCTCAGAAGTGACGGCTGTACCAGAAGATGGGATTACGGCTGAGAAGTCGTTTTCGGTGCCGGTAGAGGAATGGACGACTGCTGGAGTTTCGAAGCGATAGTCGGAACCTTGGCGAGTAAAAGTTACCTCAAAATTCGCATCAAGAACCCCTCCTGTATGTGAGTAATTCGTTAAAGTTACACTATTCGTAGTCAATGCTGTAGCTGCGATGAAATTACCACCACCATCGGAAACACCACTAACTGATGGTATGACGTTGAAAAATCCTGATGTGAACGTAACAACAACAACACCTATTCCTGTTCTATTAACACTCGCAATCGCCGGATTATCCGGACTAGATTGTGACGTAATACTAGCAGTACCATTATTTGCAATCCTCGCACTAAATACATTCTCACTATAAAGATTCATCTGAACAAAAGGATTACTACTCCCCTCAATATCATCCACAACCAACACAGCCCCGATATTCTCAACCTTAACCTGAAATCCAACTCTCAGCGTCGTAGCTGTAGTCGGCGGGTAAACTTGTACGGTAAATCTGGTTGGATTTCCCTTATTAGTATAATACTTAGTCTGTTCACTCGAAACATTCAATACAAGTTGCTTCGAATTCGTCACATCCCAAACAATTACCTCGATATCACCAGCATCGCCGTCATAAGTGAAATACTGAACAAAGCCTAAGTCGTTTCCTTTTTGTTTATCTTCCAGCGTAATAGCCGGCAAAGCAATATAGTCGTTCAGCGAGCCAGAAGCTTGCGTATATTTTAGCGACTGAGTTCCAGAAATCGGTGAAGAAGTCTCGTAAGCTTTTGTACCAGCTAAAGTACCACCACCGAGAAAAGTCGCGTTATTCCCGTCGTCAATACTAGCGAGTAGTGTAGTCTCGAAATCTTCAGTATAGAACGTGTCAAGTCCACCGCCTCCACCAGAGCCGAATTCTTGGAAAGTTACTCCATCGTTTGCAAATTCGAGCGCATTTGAAGTAGCGTTGAATCTGATAGACGGATTGTTGGCATCGCCGTTGTCAAATTCGATAGTTTTATCAGTATCTAAGTTGTCGCCAATACTGAAAGTATTAGCTGTAGTACCAGTATCAGTATTTTGAGTATGTGAAGATGCATCCAAAGTATCAATATCACCTTGAAGTTCGTTCAAAGCACCTTGCACATCGGTAGCCGCTAAATTACCGGCTGGAGTGTTAGTAATTGCTGAACCAGCATGTGCATCAGTAGTGTCTGCGATATGGTCAGCAATAGCCCCAGCATTAGTTGAAATATCTGATGCATTGGTTGCAATATCTGACTCCATTGTATCAAGGTCTACTGCTTGTGTAACTGTAATGAAATCAGTTTTAGTCTCGATATTTGAAATGTCAGTCTCAGCAGTATCTACTCTACCTTCAACTTCATCAATTGCTGACTGAACCTCAGTTGCAGTTAGTCCAGAAGTTGTATTTACATAAGAAATAGCTGAAGCATCATGTGCATCAGTTGTATCAGCTAAGTGATCAGATAACCCAGAAGCATTTGTTGCAATATCCGATTCCATAGTGTCGAGATTGACAGCCTGAGTTACTGTGATAAAGTCGGTTTTAGCTTCGATATTTGTGATATCTGTTTCAGCCGTGTCAACTCGTCCCTCAACTTCATCAATAGCCGTCTGTACATTAGTCGCACTTAAACCAGAAGTACTATTATCATACGAAATCTCAGAAGCTTGATCTTTTTCAGCAACTTGTGCGTCAACATAAGCTTTCGTAGCTTTAGCCGACGGAATTGTGTCATCTGAAGCTGATACTGAAGTTAGGTCAGTATCAAGAACGCCAGCTTTCAAGTTGTCAACTTCGAGATTGGTAATAGTATTGTTATCAGCATCGATTGACTTATTAGTTACAGTCGAAGTTTGGTCAGCCGTCAAAATCTCGCGGTCAGCTCCTTCAATCTGGACTCTAAGCTCAGTATCGTTGTTGTTGTAAATCAAGCCCTCATTTTGCTCATTATAAGTAACCGCTGAAGCTTTCTCTTCAAGCTGAACACCTTCTTTAGCTGATAGTGGTTTTTTGGTTGCCATTTATATTCTCCTAAATTGTTATACTTTAGTGGTCAATTGACCTATTTTATGAGTCAAGAAGTGCCTTGGCAATAAACTTAACTAACCCGACATGCCCAGTACCTTCAAGTACCGTTGGATTATACGTAGCTTGTCCAGAAGCTCCAATATCGAATACTACTTTAGCAGCTCCAACATTGTTGCCATATTCTGTCATTTCCCAACCTTGTAGTCCGTAATTTGCGAGCCAAATACCAGACTCAAGAAGTTCAACGTCGAAAGAGCCGGCTGTACCAGCAACAGTTACAGTAGTTGCTCCGTAGTCAATTGTGAAGGTTTTCGCCCCAGTTTTAGTAATAGTATATACACCGTCAATTGAAGGCGTTGAATTTGAGCTGGCAATTGTAATAGATTGCCCAGTAAACAAATCGTGGTCATCAGTACAAGTAATAGTTTGTACGCCAGTTCCAGTCGGAATATCTGCAATCGCTTTTGTGATTTTGCGGCTAACATTGTAGCTAATCTCGACCGAGCGAATTGTTGAAGTATTGAACGCTAGTCCAGTGATATCTTTAGCACCAGCAGTATTAAGAATTGTTGCGGCTGTTTCTTGGATATCTTGCGGTCCTTGTACGATATTGACAGCGTTGACAAGTGCATCAATAAGGTCGGATAATTCCTCACCCCATGGTGCAGAACTACCAGCAAGGGGTAAATTGTGGGTTTCATTACCAACGGTTACGCTTTTAAATCTTCCAGCCATTATGTTTCCTTTTTGAATATTGATAAACAATGTATAAAGTTATACCCTATTACTTGATAAATTGACTTCTGCGGGCTGTTTAGCGGGCTAATTTGACGGCTAAATATACGAAAATAGAGGGATTACGTACGATGTTTCGACTTAGTGTGTAGCAACGACTAATATATCAATAAAAAAGGGAGGACCTAAGCCCTCCCCTGTGATATTAGTTAAACCTAATAATTCAATAATATCAACTATTTACGATACCTGTAAAAATAATGTTGTGTCCAAGTTTTGAACAGAACAGAGCTGAGTCACAGTATGCGATGATCTGTGCAGCAGTTGATCCTTCAAGTGGCTCGATGAACTTACCTTTCTTAAGCGGATGCTCGAAAGTAAGGTCTTGTGAACCAATTCTTAGGAATGTTGATAGGTCAAGTGCGTAAGCTCTACCTTCTTTTACGAAAGAAGAAGCTACGATTTCGATATCACCATTTTGTGAGTAGAACATAATCTTCTTAGCACCGTTGTTGTATTCAGCCATTGAACCTTCGTGGAAAGTTCTTTGAGCTGTTTGCTCAGTTAGAAGATCAGACCAAGTTTTTGGGTTAACAAAAAGAGTAAGAGTTCCACTTACACCTTTTGCAGTAGCTAGAGCAACAGCTTGAGATACTTTCTTGAAAGTAAGAGCTGCACCACCAACCGCGAATTGGTTTCCTCTCCATAGAGAGTATGATTGGGTTGCAATATTGAAGATGTTTCCAGTTGTAGTAGAAAGCATTTTGTCAATACCGATGAACTCGTTTCCTTTAGCTCCATACTCGAATAGTACGTCAGTACCTGTAAGTGAAGTAGCTACAGCATCAACAGTAATAGTTCTGTTAACGATATCTACAGCAGTAATTTGCATAGTACCAGTTCTTTGAGAAGCTAGAGTTGTATCGTAAGCTTCAAGCTTCATACCTTCAGCTCCAACCCAAATTCCCGGTGCCCAGTCAGCAGTTGTGATTGTAATTACTTTTGTTGAAGTATTTACAGAATCAACAGTAGCAAGACCAACTCCACCGTAGAAGCATTGTTGCTCATACTTGTTGAAAGCTGATTGTAGCATGTTAGCTACGATGTGCTTAGTAGCATCTTCGAAAGCACCTTCAGAAAGGTTTTGAGTTCTAAGTAGAGCTTGGTAAGGAACACGGTCAACTAGGAACATAGCCGCTGGAGTAATAGAAGCTTGTTTTGTAGCTTGAGGTACTGCTGGGTTGTAGTCAACTGCGTCACCTGATGTACCCGCATAAGTTACACCATGTACTGATTTTAGTACTACGGCTGCGTTATACGACTCACCAATTTGTTTGTTTTGTGGTACGAAAGGAATTTCCTTCGTAAGTTTTACATTGTCAGGGATAAGATTTTCCAGATCACCATAAACTTTCTTAAATAGACCGTTTAGAGTATCCGAACTTGTTTCGTTTGTCATTTTTGACACTCCTTCTAAAAATTAATAAAAAATACCGTTTTTGCAAAAAAGAGAATTTTGTCACTAATCCTTAAAGGTATCAAAAACATCCATATTGGGTAGTAGTTGAATCTTTGTCGGTCGTTGAAAAATTACTCAAAATTATAATGTGTAAATTACATTACCCTATTACTTGATAATTAGTCCGAAAATCATCCTAATTCTCGGACCATTATCTTGTTATTTCTTGTATTTAGGACGCATCCAGTCGCTCAAACTTTGCGTTCTCTTTCGAGCTTTATAAGGGTCCTCTTTCTTCTCCTTCACACCTTCTTTGATTGAATCAGCAGTAGGTGGAGCCGTTTTTTTCGGCTTTGGAGCTTTTTTCAGTACAATATCATTGACTTGCTTTTCGCCGAGAATTTCGAGAATTTGGTCAGCACTCAATCCTTTGAGGCTTTCACGAATTGCCGTATCATTTTCTTCCTTGATGATATCTACGATTTCGCCGAAACTAACGTCAAGTTTACGCTTAGTAGCTTCATTCATCATAGCCGCAGCTTTTCTGAAATTATATGGGTTGTTTTGAAGCTTGCCCTCATCCATAGCTTTAATCAAGTCATTCTCAAACTGAGCTTCCATTTGGTTAACCAGAGCATCATACTCTGCTTTTTTGCGAGCTTCTTCAGCCGCTTTTTTCTGGTCTTCAATTCGCTTCATTTCAGCGCGTAACTCTTCAAGTTCACGTTGTTCTGGCGACATTTCCATTCGCTCAACTTCTCGCGCTAGTACAGCTTCAGCATAAGCCGCTGGATCGTGACCAAAATGTTTTAGGATTGCGTCAAGTTCATCCTGATTACTTAGGCGACCAAGGAAATCTTGTAGTTCAGCATCTCGTTGAGCTTGAGTTTTGCGCAGTTCGGCTGCTTCTTGCATCCGTTTCTGAGAAGCTGCTGCTAATTGAGCTTTCTTTTTAAGATACTCAAGCATTTCAGTGTTGTTCGGGTCAACTTCGAAAGGTAGTTCTTCCTCGATTTCTTGACCGTCAACTTTAAGCGTCAACTTCTTAATCATTTCAACAGCTTGTTCTTCAGTAATCTCACCAGCATCAACAGCGTCAGCAATGTCTTGAGCTGCTTCGACTTGTTCAGCCGATAAATCAGCCGGTGAACCAGCGGGTGCTGATTCTTCAACTACTTCAGATTCTTGATTTTCAGCCGCTTCTTCCACGACTTCAGGTGTTACTTCTGGTGCTGCTTCAGGTGCAGCGTTTGATACGTCTTCAGACATGTCTAATCTCCGTTTTAAGCCATCCTAGTTAGTTAGGGTAGGCAACCCCTATCCTTTCGGGTAAGAGGTGTGTTATCGTTAATTTTGGGCTTCTCAACCTAATTTTGCATTTACTTCATCCATCCAAGGCTTTCTAAAAGCTTGTGGGCGTTTTGATATAACAAATTCACATTCGTCGTCAAATTTAGTATTATTTATTCTGGCTAGAGCATGAGCTGTTATAAATAGCGAGCGATTTTGTCCAGCATGACAGTGTACCATAACAGTATGACCTTTTTCGATAGCTTTTACTAACATAGTAATTGCAATGTCAGCTAAGTCATGGTTAAGTGAATATGTCCCATCCTGTAGACCACATTTCATAGATAAGATACCAGAATAATAGTCCTTGTCTAGCCCTCGAATTTGGGCTGGGTTTAAATCGTGGGCTACATTCAGAATTGCAGTTACTCCATTTTCACGAATTAGATGTTCATTCACAGCATCACCAGAATCGCCAATATAAATATTTTCAGTAATCTTGTCCATTATTCGCCTCCAACAATACGTTTTAGAAGTTTACCAAAGCGTCCTTTTCCAGCTTTTTCAGCCTTTTCTTTGCGCTCACGTTCAGCTTTCGCTTTTTCTTCTTCGTCGTATTCTTCGCCAGTATAATCTTTGTTTTCATCCCAGTAGGATCGCTTGATTGTTCTCTCCCATCCAGAGGGACGCTGATAAGTTTTCTTTCCCATTGTTATTCTCCTTGCATTCTTGCTAAATTCTCTTCTGCCGAAAGTGGTGCTTCTTCAAACCCAGCCGGCATTCTAGCTCCAACTTCTTGTGGTTGCGCTCCAGTCTGGTCAACTGCTTGCTCAACTGGTGGCATTGCTGTTGGTACTGGTTCAGCCGCCGGATTTGCACCCGCTGGTTCAGCCGGAGCTGGTGGAGCTGCTTGAATCGGTTGCATTCCCATAGCCATTAGAGTATTCGGATTGACCGTCATTAGCTGATTAATATGTTCGTTAATATGTTCTGTTACAATTTTAACAAGTTCAGCATCTTGGCGCATTGATGGGTCGGCGATTAGCGATCTGTGACCAGTAATATGTTCATAGTGCTGATCGTAAGCTAATACTGGTACTTGTGACCCATGCATCATAGCTTCGTTTTCATCTTTGATTGCAATTTGCTCAAATACTGTACCATCAGTCGCAGTTTCCAGATTTCCAGTATTAATAACATTCATATACTGTTTTGAAGTAATTTCACCATATTGTAGTAGATTGTCAGCCATTTGTACACGACCAGCAATTGTTTTAGCCAGCGGATTTGCCGAATCAACAACTACGCGGTTAATAGCCTTCAAATCTTCGCCCTTAAAAGTCTTGACCCAGTTTTTACCAGATTCCCCGACAATATCAGCAATACGTGGAGAGTCAGCAAAATCAATCAGCATTTGTAGTAGTCCAAGCCCAACGTCCTCGATTAAGTGAACATATTCGGACTGAAGCCCTGACATATACTGAATAGCATTCGACTGAATCATCGCAATTGCCGAGCCAGATCGAAGTGAAGCTTCTGGATTACCGCGAACTACTGAGTTGATACCAGAAATCGTTTCTTCGGTCTGAATCAGAGTATTCAAGTAGTTGTAAGTTTCCGGAGCTGAAGAAGTTAGCTGTAGAGCTTCTGGTTTTCCAGCTTGTGGATTGTAGCTTAGAATTGCCAAGCCGTCAGAAATCTGTTCTGGTTGTAGATTGTTGCCAGTTGGATTCAAGATTGTTTGAACACCAAAAGCTGTATTATTTGTCAGAATTGTCGAGTGTAGTGAATTTACAGCATCTTGTAGCGGTAAAATGTCGAACATATCAGTATACCCAAGTGGTGTACCGAGAATTCTGGCTGGTTTAATCGAGAAAAGTGGGATTTGACGATATGGTAAATCTCCATCATACATGATTGTTTTATCGTTGCAGTACAGAACGTAGCGACCTTCTGGTAACGCTTCAGTTGGTCGATGATAGAATTCGTAGATAAATACTTCATCAGTTGTATCGTTGTCGCAACTCGTGAAATTCATCTGAATATTAGTACTAGTCGTTTTTGATTCAACTTTAGCCAATTCTTCGGCTAAATGTGGGTAAGTTTTCATTAGGTCAAACTTATTCTTACTTGAGCGAGCAATAATCCAATCACGCTCAACATCTTCATTGCTAATATCTTCAACAATGTCGAATGGTGATAGATTCTTGAACTCAACATCACCTTCATATTCTGGTAAAGGTACTGTTACTGGTTCACCCATTTCAAGTCGCTGTTTAGCTTCCATGATAGCTTCACGATTTGTTAGTTGCCCAGCGTTCGCATTCCAAGAAAGCTTAATCCAGCCAGCTCCCAGCGAAATCGCATATTCACACGCTAATTTCAGCCGTTCTTCAAGACCTTTTCCAGAAGCTCGCATATAGTAGTCGAGCAGTCCATTACCAAGCTTAGTCTGTACTTGAGATTTTGCATCAGTATTAATAGCTCGACATTCCATAGCTGGACGAACTGAAGTCACCATAGTCAACATGTGGCGACCGATATTTCTCAAATGGTTGGCGGCGATTTCTGCATATTCTCCATCATCGCCAGCAAATGTAATCTGGTGAGCTTCAGAAATTGAGCTATTATACGCACCATGCCAAGCTGCATACATATCGCGAATCTTGTCAAAGTATCCTAGGGTTTCTAGGTTGTTATACCAGTCCCTAGTTTTCGATTCAAGCGTATTTACACATTTTTCGGCTGATTTAGCTGCAAAATAGCCCGATGCATCGTCTGAAATCATCTTATCAGCTTTTTCTATGTAGTTTTCTTCATTTTCAGCCATATTTGTCCTTTTTGTTATATATTTACCCTATAACTTGATAAATTAGGCGAAAAATGTGTATTTTTCGCGCTAAATATTTTCTTAATTATTGTTATCTACGTATTTTCAATACTATAGCCAATTTCCGATATATCCACCGTCACGCCATTTTGTGTAATACGGTGAGATTGAAACCATAATAACATCTCCAGAATAAGCATCAGTTGTGCCAGTTCTTTCAATCGATACCCATAAAATATCACCAGAAGCAGCGTTATCTCGTTCAATAATCAAAGTTGAAACATCTAATTCAAATATCTCTGATTGGAGAGTATTCGCAGTTAATGGCATTGCCGTACTACGAGAAATCAATTGTTCATTAATACCGGTTGTTGGTGCTGTTGCTGCTGAAGTATATATTGTATCACCCGGACTTGAATAACCCCATCGAATATTCCAATCAACCGCATCAGTACCGGCGGCTGTACCAAAATATGATAATCGAAATCTAACAGGACATGACGAATCTAAATCCAAAGGAATATAAAAAGCCAAACCGGTTCTGTCAGTTGCCGCATTTGTGAAGTTATTTTCAATCATTCCAACATCAAGATTGTCAGATATATAAATATCTTGATCTGAAGGGGATGCTGTAGCAGATTGCAATGAACCATAAATAATTGGGAGCGTATTAATTGGGCGAGCTTTTCCGAAATACTCAAGATATCCATCTTCGTTCAATTCAGTACGATTTGTATGTACCTTTATTTGATCAAATTGTGGGGACAATGTTATCGGTGATGTAATTCTAACACGAACCCAATAATAATCAATGCCTAATCCCATTGGGTCATTAGCTACCCAACTAGTCGGTGCTGAATCATCGTAACGAACCTGATATGTCCCAACAGTATCAAACAAATCCTCCTTTACAAGATAATTACTAGTAGCTGACACAACCATTCGATTCATTGGAACCCAACTACCACCATTCCAATACTCAAATAGATAACTACCACCAATACCAGCGACTGTTATAGTATCTTTAGCCCCTAGAAATGGAATTTTATCGCCGTTCTTATCTTTTAATGTTGTCGTTAGATATAGCGCGTTATCTACTGCTGTCCCATCAAACCCTACAGTATTCCCATCTCCCGGTGTTATGATATTTGCAGTTCTATTTGTAAATACAGTAGTTGATGCGTTATACGAGTAAAACAATAGCCCACGAGTATATGAATCTCCTTCACCAAAAATTGATTCGCGCCCTAATTCTGGACGACCAACCGCCAATTCAGAATAAAGTACTAGAGCTTCATCCCCAGTAGTAATATCATTGAAGTTTCCGAAGAAATTAGTATACTGATCTGGAAGCGTAATTTTGTTGCGATTAGTATTAACTGTAGAACAAACTAGAATTGCGTCACTATCAGCCACAGAAATATCTGTTGAACAGTTTGAGAATTGGTCGAGACTCAATATGAAGAATTCTTTACCGAGCGATTTCACACCGGTAGTGCAATTAAGAAACGCGCAGTTTTGAACAAAAGCTTGTCCTCCAGCAATTTGATTAATTTCAACACCAGTTAGAGAATTAGTGCATATAGACTCAGTAACCGCAAGTCTTTCACAACCAGAACACTTAATTGCTGCTGCATTTGTTGGACCAACAATATTTACATTAGCTATGAAATTTAATCCGGATGTAATAAAGAAGTTTGAATCATTATCAGTTGATACTAGATTAACTGAAGCTTCAGTCACACCCTTAATATGAACATACGTCGGTAATGTTATCGGATTAACTTCATTGTAAGTTCCTGAATGAATAACTACTTGGTAACTTTTGCTCGCCGAAGAGTCAGTAATTGTAGATACTGCATATTTTAGTGTTTTGTATGGTCGCGAAACTGTACCATCGCCGGTTGTGTCATTTCCCGTCCCAGCAGATACATGAACTTCTTGAGCAATAAATACCCCTTGAGTAATTGTTGATAAATACTCAGTTACATCACCAGCATCGTCAATTGACTTCAGCGTTTTTGAAGTTTCGTCGAAATATAGCGTCGAATCACCACTTGCTGGTGTATTCGGAGTCGCTATTGTATCCATTGTTAATTTTCCCATATATTACCCCTACTTTAGTACTATTTCGCCGCGAACTTTGATTTCGCCGTTAATTTTCAATTCGTTATATACATACATTTGTTGGTATTGATGAACTATTGCGCAACAATTAGCCGGAATTTCGTTGTAGCTGAAATTCGGAGCCGGTCGCTGATAAAGCGAGCCGTCGTAAATATTGAAGTCAGTTTCCATCGGTCGTAAACTACACACGTTCAACTCCTATCACGTTCCCACAAGCATCGTATTCAAGCAATATAGTCGCAACATTTTGCACATCCTCGCCAGCTTGAACTGTTGTTGAAGTAAATCCAGCGTCAGAATCCTCAAATCCCGTTGTGTCGCCATTTGCTCGCCAAGTAATGCGGAATACGGAATCTGTAGCAGAAGACGTTAGATACGAATTTAGCGTTATTACAGCGGCAGTTTTCGTGGCTACCTGTCCAGTACCATCGCTAGAACTAATGTCAATTGCGGTAATTGATGCACCACTATGGGATGGTTCACTACCAGAGCCGTCAATTGTGTAATAGAACGCATACTTTTCTGAATCGTCGCTTTTATAAACATAGAATAATTTCCCCGCTAAAGAATCATAGCCGTCAGTAATTAATGGCGTTGCTAGTCCTGAGTCGCCAGAAGTAGCATTTGTCTTGTTGCCGACTGTCGAGCTAGTCAATTGACATAGCCCAGCAGCATCAACACCAATGAATTTCGAGTCAGCATCTATTGCAGCCGCAGTTTTTTGAGCTAGAGCTGTTGCGTTATCTCCAGTAGCAATATCAACAGTGATATCTCGATCAGCCCCAGAAGTTGCAGTTGAGCCGCCGTCTAGTCTGAATAGAATACCAACTGAGCCAACGTCGTCGTAAATTAGTGCGTATTTTGCATCAAGTGAAGCTGGGGTTACTCCGATAAAATCGTATATTGTTACCTCGGCTTTTCCTTGAGGATTTTTAGAAATTAGCACGTCTTGAATTTCTTGTTTACCTAGCCCGAAATAATCGACTTGAGTAATTCGATTGCAGTTATTAGCGTCGCGAGTAATTGATACTGATTGGTACGAACTTGGTACTAAGGAGTTAACTTGATTAACATCGAGCGCGTGAAGTGGCTTATTATGAGAATCTTGCAAGACTTGCGGGTAATCATAGTCTGATAGCTGATTTTCTGGGATTCCGGTATTTTTGACCATAGTAACTCCATTTACTATTAAAGTTTACCCTATTACTTGATAAATTCACCCTTTCTCCAGAAAAGCCCCGCATTTCACGGGGCTAGTCAAGGAGGAAGTTATGAATGCTGTGAGATAAACTCATATAAGTATTATACCACAAATTAGTACTATTGTCAAGCTATTTTCTTCGCTTCTTAATAGTAAACATGTTTTTTAGTACTTTTGCATCTTCAGAAATACGCCCCGATTTTTCACGCTTAAAATACGAATTTGGGTCTTTTCCCATAACATCGTAATTTACTGGATATGGGCTGACGGTTAAGTTCGCATTTCGTACTAAGTATATCAATGCAGCAACTAAATCGTAGTGGTGCCCATTTCGACGGCTAAATTCACGCTTCTTAGCATTTGCCCAAGTTGCCGACTGAATTTGCTCGATTAAGTTAACACAACGAGGATTGATTAGAATTTGTCCATTAGCTATTAACTTACGAACGTGCATAATTGCTGACGAGCGATCATGTTTTGCAGTAGCATACATTGGTAGCCCGTAAGTTACACACATATCGTTGATAATCTGAAGATTGTTGTCGCAACAGCGTTGAATACTGTGATCGTTGTGACCCCAGTTTTCCATCTCTTTAGCTCGAATATCGCGGGCTATATCTTCAGTAGTGAAGTGTACTCCATCGAGGAACATTTCATCTTCAATAACTAGTACTTGCTGGTCGAAGTTGATATAGGCGAAAAGTCCGGCGTTATTGTCAAGAACCCCCCAGTCAAAAGCTTCAAGTGTATTGAAGTATTCTGGCTTTGGCACATCAGCTACGATTTTCGCCATAAGTTCAGGGTTGACTTCAGGTAGTACTAATTTAGTAATATCTGGAATACGCTCAACCATATATTCGCGGCGAAATTCAACAGAATCGACTCCACCAAGCGGTCTATATTTATCGATGATTTTCTGTTTTTGATCTTTAGTCAATCTAGGACAATCAAAAAGAGTTCGCTTAATAATTACACCATCTTCTTCGGCTACGTCAAGAATCATGTTTGATTCATGGTCAGGAGTTTCAGGGGGTGTTGAAATAAAGATTACTTTATGGTCCGGTACTGATGTTAATGTTGGCTCAATACAACTATACAAAACAGTACGAAAATCGTCATAAAAGCAAAACTCATCTAAAAATAGACGTTCATACGATCTACCACGAATTTTCTTATATCTCTTGTTGTCGGTCCCTGTAATTTTTAGGAATGAGCCATTGTCCCAATCCCAGCGGTTTCTTTTGCTGTTATATTTTGGTATATATTCAGAACTGTCATCAAGCCCTAATATATCAGCTAACTGGTCAAATGTTTGTTCGGTAATATCTACAGCATCACTCATTTCCGGAGCGATATAAGCCATACGAATACCCGGATTTCGAGTAGCTTCTTCGAGGGCAATAGTACACACAGTCCACGATTTACCAATCTGACGGCTTAAACTCCATATAGAACGATGTTGATCAGGACCATTACGGTAGTCGTTATATAAATCCATTTGTAAATCATTCAATACAAAAGGATGAAATACTCCCTTTTTATATAACTTCTTTTTAGCCTTTTCTTGTTCGCGGATTTTTTGCTTATATTCCCAATTTTTGTTTTTAGTTCCGGGTTTTCTTCCCGCCTTTTTGCGAGTTTTTTTATTGATTTCAACACAATCAATCTCTTCACCAGAAGAATTCTTGAATAGTATTTTATCATCATTACTCATTAATTACAGCCCCAGTAGCTAATGCGATTAGGTCGGCTTCTTTTTCTTCAGAACCATCACTATCTTTTTTAGTCTTCGGTGTTGGCATTTTGCCGCGAATTGCAACCAAATCTTTAACAAATGTATCAAAATTCTTGGCTTGATCTTTATCCAACTTATCAACTTTAGAAATCATTGCAAGCTTTTCGATTTGTTCGTGAATGACCTTTAGTGCTAGTTGTTCAGTTTCAGAAACAACAGCCCCCATGTCGTTTTCTTCGTATTCGTATACGATTTCTTCGAGTTCAGCGATTCGCTCTTTCAATTCTGTGATTTGCTCGTCTTTGGTCATCTTTTACCACCAAGTCCTTTTCCGAAACCTTGCCCAAGTTTGATAGCCGACAATTCGTGGTCAAGTTTGCCAAGTGCTTCGTTGACTTGCTTTCTGAAGTCGTTTTCACTCAGTACTTTCTCTTTAGCTGCCATTTCTTCAACTAGCTTGAAGCGGCGAAAGTCGAGCTGATCATTAGCGTACTTAAGTTTAGTATTTGAATATATATTGGCGATGAATCGACCCAGACAAAACGCAGCTAGAATACCGACAATGCAAACGTCAATAATTGCGGCTGGTAAAGCGACCGATTTGATGATGTACAGGATTAATAGCACAAAAGAATAATCTAATTCCTTGAAGAACTTTTTCATTTAACACTCCATGTTGAAAACAGCGAGATATACGTTAGCAGCTTGATTATTTACTTCACGAGAAGTTGTCTGACTTGTATTTTCTCTATACTACTTGATAATTATACCATATCTAGTCGCAAAAGTCAAGCTAAATCGTTAGTATTGTTCTATTTTTGAATTATTTTCTTGACATTTTGTTCATTTGTGCTATAATATAAGACATATCGTTTTCAGGACAGGCACAGAGTGCTGTCCGTCAACTTCGAAGCTTTCTGTCTGTTTGAAGGGTCGTCGCGAAACGACCCGTTCAAAACAATAAGCCACTGACGAGATGTAAAGGCTATAGCTATATTTAGAAATCAGTTAGCCCGAAAAATCGCGCTAACTGATACAAAATGCTTGACTTTCCCGCTGATTTATGGTATAATACTAATACCACATTCAAAGGGGTAATATGAGATATAAAATCAAACACCGCTGGCTATATGATACTAATAAGAAAACTAAAGCTGAACAAGAACTTGAAATCGAAGGCTACAATTTCACGTTTGAGCAGCTAATCAAATACCTCGACAAGTTCGCAGCGGTAGTCGCCAAAAGTGACCCCAAGCTGGAAAATCGCGTTGGTGAGATTAAGTCGATTATGGAAGATTTTATTATTGATGTAGCTTCCACAAATAGACTAAAATAGGAGAAAAAATGAATGGAAAATTTAGTTAAATCACTTATTGAAGCCGAAAAAAGAGTTAAACATAAAAAATCAAACCCAAAAAAGGATCAACTCCTACTATTGGTTAATAAAATATTAAAAAATCTAATACTAAATAAAGAAAATCACAAATTCGGTGAGCCAATTGAAATGACTGATGATGAACTATCCGAAATTAATAGAAATGCTCAATATATTGTTATGATTCTTGAATTAAACAACTACATACACTACCCTGATTTATAGGAGGAAAAATGCAAGACTACAGAGTACTAATTAAAAGCAACGATACTGTTAGAGATATCGTACTAACTGCGGAGAATCCACCAGCGGTTGGTACAGTCGGCGAATTGCTCGGCGAAGAGTGGAAAATTCTGGAGGTACTAGATGAAAATTAAATTTGAAGATAACGAAAGACATATTTTGTCAGCATTTCTGTTCAAGATGCGCAAAGGTATTCGCGACCAGAAAACACAGCTAGAATACTACTTAAATAGTGAAAAAATCGACCAAGAAGAATTCGACAAGCAAATGAATAAAAATGAAGGTATGATGGGTCGCGTAAAGAAGCTCATCAATAAATTCTGTACACCCAGCGTTTTCGTAAAACTCAAGCGAAGAGATGTACATGAACTCAGCGAAGTTGTAAGTCATGTAATCGAAGTACACGAGACTGAAGAAGTTAAAGAGGATGAAAAGCCACACCTAACCGAAGAATCGTATACTATTTGCAAAGCAGTACTAGAAAAGCTTGAAGCTGGTATGCAGCATTCGATGAGACAAGACAAATGAAGCTAACAATCGGCGATTATGCGTCATACTTGAAATTTGACAACGATGCAGAATTCGTTGATACAACTAAAGAAATTGCTGATGGTGTTTACGCCGACTACGATGTTCATGGAAATATCATGGGTATTGAATTCACATGCAGTATTAAGCTAGCAGCATATTCAGACAATACTAAAGAGATAACAATCGAGAAAGAAGATGAAGCTAACTAAACCAGTCGAAAAAATGACAATGCGTGAGATTCTGGAACTATTCAGAAAGCAATCTGAGCCAAAATTTCCTCTATTTTTTGACAAGCTGGTTAAGTATTCAGCCGAGCAATTTGGAGGCGAAGATGGATAATCCGTTCAGAGAAGTTCTTGATACTGATGCAGAAGTACACAATATGAAGCTTCCGTATTATGCGAAAACT